AAAAGGTTTATCAGTTTATATGAATGGGGTCAGCCTTGGATGTGCTTTGCAAAGCATCGAGGCTACCTCAACGACAGAAGCATTGGATGCCACNACNCTNTGCAANACGGCTAGACGCTACGCAAAGGGAATCAAGGACGGCACGGCTTCNGCTTCCGGNATNTGGGATTACGACTCCACAGACTTGGATGAGATCCACAACGCATTCTCNACTGCCTATGANGGAAGTNNNGAGAATGTNGTTACNGCATCGATGGCTGCTATTGCAATCAATGTCGATGCGATTATGTTCAACGCAGTTCAGACCAGCTACAACATCGAAGTTGAGAACAATGCGTTGATTATGTGCGATGCCGAGTTTCAAACAACGAGNGGCATCAACTACGGAAAAATCCTGTTCAATGCGGCAGTCAACAACNCCACGACCAACGGCACAACCGTTGANGGTGCGGCTTCCTCAGCGAATGGCGGTTTGTTTCAAGTACAGGTACAGAATCCGAGCCAACTTGCCGGCAGCATCAAACTTCAGCACTCGTCCGACGGATCGAACTGGGTCGATGTGACCGGTGGCTCGATAACGCTTACGGCGGCTAACAAGTTCGATGGTAAATACGCAGAGGTCACCGGGACAATCAACAGATATGTCCGTGCGGTGGCAGTTGCAACTTCTGGTTCAATAACTTTTGTGGCGGCTTTTGCTCGTCGCTAACTTTCACTTAATAACGAGGTAAACATTATGGCATTAGGCGGTAAAAATTCAGCTTGGAAGCACAAACTGACGGGCAACTTGACGCTGACGGATTTCACAACCAAAACNATGAGNGTAACGCTCAANGCTTCGGCTGANACAGTCGAGTCAACCACNTTCGGTGACTCTTACAGAAACTACGAACAGTCGTTCAANAACTCAACGATTGATTCGGAATACAAATACGATGCAACTCTCTACGGACAGTTGGCAGCNATCTACAACAACGGAGACACCGTNGACTTTGAACTCTATCCCGATGGAGACACCGGCTCTGGAAAACCAAAGATTACAGGTGCTGCGTTCATCACGGAATTCGGCACACCNGTCGAAATCGGTGACCTGCTGACTCTTGAAGTCACTTGGCAGGTCGATGGGGCGTTGACCTTTGGAACTGTTTCCTAAGTGTTGACACAGACTAAAAATGTCAAGTGGTAGAATGATTCTGCCACTTGGCATATTTCTATTAACAGGAGACTAATCAATGAATTTCGCAAAGACTAAAAGCAAAACAATCAAGAAGACATTTGAGTACAAGTACACGAGTGCAGAAGGCAAAGAAGCTACCGAAGAAATCGAAATCGAATTCTACGCAAAGTCGCTGACCCCGGCATTNCTCGACTCGCTTATGCAGTANGANGAGCGTAAGGACTCCCACGCCATTGCGATCCATATCGCAAANAACCTTGTNAGCTGGAATCTGACTTGGAACGATGAGGCATTTCCTCCGACTGTGGAGAACCTCACCGAAGTNTGTGACTTCGACTTCCTTATGCANATCGTNACGGCTATGACGGAGACCTTTGGGGGAAACGANCAGAAGCCGACAAAATCGCNAAGTTTGTCGGCAGTCTCGGCACAGTCAGAGACGGAAGTGATCAACTAATTGCCCCTTCTTACGAATATTGGGTATGGAAGGCATCGAAGATTTTAGGATGCAGCTATCTTGAACTCGATGCCCACCCCGATAAAGGGAATCTGATGTCCATCGCATTTACGGTGGATAACGGTCAAAGTGAAGGTGAGTATCTCCGAGAACTTAATCCGGAATGGAATAAGAAAAAGAAAGAGATGCAGAAGAAAATGGAAAAGGTGCAGGGCAATGGCAAAACTTAAATCCAATCTTTCAGCTTTGGCAGATCAACTTCCNTCNATNGTNCAAATGGCACTAGATCAGACTGGCGATGCCCTCGTCAGTCTTATTCGTCAAAAAGTACCTGTGGATACNGGTGACCTTCGGGACTCATACACCTACGAGGTATTTGGAAACTATGTNCGNGTNGGATCGAATCANTTNCGAGGTGTGTACAGGCGAGGACATCCGACCTTCTACGCACCCGATGTTGAGTTCGGCTACTCCAATTCGGCTCAACCGCACTTTCTTCCGGCTTGGCAACAAGCGAAGGCCACCTATAGAAAACACTTTACTACCCTGTTCCGTGAGTTGAAATAGCTATGGCAGCTAACGCTTTTACATTATTCGGCACTCTCAACATCGACTCGAAACGATTCCAGTCGGCATTGAGAGACGCTGACAAGAACCTCAAAACTACGGCATCAAGTCTCGATGCGTTTGAAAAGCGTTTAACTAGCACAGGTAACATCGCCTCTCACATTGCCCATCAACTCGATAAGGTGGCATCAGCACTCAACCGCATCAAGAGTGCGGCTGGCGGTGTCAAAGGTCTCACGATCACATTGCAAGGTGTCGGAGGTGCAGCCGCCTCTGCATCCAATGCCGTTTCAAAAGTTGGTGGTGCGGCTCAGAAAGTCACTACAGACACGACCAAACTGCAAGGTGCGATTGATAGCCTTGAGAGAGAATTTCAATCCACGGCTCAAGCGATATCCGGGTACACGACTCGTGTTGACGGAGCAGGAAAGCTGAATGCAAGCACCACCCGGCAAATCGATAAACTTTATGAATCCCTGAAGAAGCAGCGTGATGCTTTGATGAGGGCGGTGGATGCCTATACCTCCGGGCAGATGTCTGCCGACAAATTTGCACAGGCATTGCAAAAGATTGGCGATGCAACCGCTAAGGTCAATAGCAAGTTGGCAGATGCAAACGCCAAGCTAGCCGACTCCGTTGCCAAGGAACGAGCAGCCACCGCTGCCAAGCAACAAGCCAAAGCCGCTGCTGATGCCAAACGAGCGGCACTCGAAAAAGAACGAGCCGCCAGCCAAGCAGCCAAAGCAGCTGCACAACAAGCCGCAGCCGCATCTCGCCAGCAAGCCGCTGCAATGAGGCAAGCCGCAGCCGCAGCCGCAGCAAAAGGGCAAGCACTCACAAAAATGGCTGGCCAAGTTCGCTCTGCCGGCGCAGCAGTTAAAGGTTTTGGTACAGATATGACCTACTTGGTCAGCGTACCGATGGCTGGTCTTGGTGCTTACGCATTGCAGTCAGCCACATCGATGGATGCCTTGCGTAACAAACTTACCGCTGCGACTGGATCGGTAGAAGGTGCTAACGCCAAACTCAGTCATTTTGTAGAACTATCCAAGACCGCTCCGGGTGTTTTTGTCGATGGTGCAGCCAAACTTTATGCAGCCTTTAAACCGATGGGCTTGGGTGATAACTCGATCGATGAAATTTACCAAAGCATTCGGGCGATTAAAAACTAGCGGAAGAAAATTTCGACTTCGATCAATTCCGAATGAATATGTCCCAGATGTTTGGGCAGAAGTTTGAATTGCAGGATATGAAACAGGCGTTGACCTTTTTCCCTCGATTCAGCGAACTGCTCTCAAAGCAAATGGGTCTAGCCACAACAGATTTAACCTCGTTGCAAGCGGCATTGAAACAGGCTCAAGACAAGGGCGTTATGTCGTTTGAGCAGTTTTCAATGATGATTGCAAAGTCGGTCAATGACGATCCGACTTTCCAAAAACTCGATGAGACTTTAGGTAATAGATTTGCGAAATTGTTTCAGCAAATCAGTATGGCAATCGCCCCAGTAGGGCAGAAGATTGCTGAGATATTGTTGCCGATGATTGGGAAAGCCGTCAGCTTTGTTCAATATCTTTCCAATGCTTTCCTTGCGTTGTCCCCATCAGCCCAGCAACTAGTAATCGGCATCGGCTTCTTTACTGCAAGTCTTGGCGTATTGATTACAATTGCCGGAACTGTGATCGGAATCATAGGCGGTATTGCGGCTGGAATCAGCAAACTCGTCACCCTCATCGGAGGGAAGGCGGCTATTACCGCTGGGTTTACCAAATTAGGGGCTGTTCTGACAGGCGTATTTACAGTTGCCGGCATAAAGGTCATTGCCATTACTCTCGCAATCGCTGCTGCCGTTTATGGACTATATCGTGCCTTTGTAACCAACTTCGGTGGTCTGCGAGATCAAGTGATGCGTTTTGCAGATCGAGTCGGCTCTAGCTTTAGTGATGCCGGAAAGGCTCTATCTGCTTTTTGGCAGGAAGCTAAAAAGTCGTTGTCGAAGCTATATGACACATTAGCTTGGTTGTTCAGCTATGTGGAAGGTGTCTTTGCAGGAGTGTGGACTTTCCTTGCTGATCTCTTTGTCGGTGCGTGGGAAATTATTTCTAGTGCGATTAAAGGTGCTTGGCAGATAATTTCGTCAATCATAATGTTCCTAATCAAGTTGCTTAGTGGTGACTTCAAAGGAGCAATGTATGAATTGCTAAATGTCGTGATAGGAGTCGTTAACACCCTAATCGGAGTAGTGGGTGGTGGAATCAGAATGATTCTTTCACCGATTATGGGAATCATCGATGCGATTGCAAGCTACCTCCCGGCAGGGATGAAGAAGACGGTGGACGGCATCAAGACCGGTCTCGATAACGGACTAAAGATTCTTAACGACGGTGTCCCTCTTTTCCAAAGGGCTGGCGAGGCATCCGGGGCGGCTTATACCGGAGGTCTGTTATCCACTATGCCGGGTGCTGGCACTACGCCCACGGCAGACACACCTCAATGGCTCAAGGACATTCAAGATATGTTCAAGGGCGGCTTCAAAGGAGGCGGCGGTGGTGGTGCTAAAGGTGGCGGTAAAACCGCTGCTCAAGATTTCTTTGAGGGGCTTATTGAAGGTGTCAAGATGCTCAAGGGTTCGGGCAATGCTGAACTCGCAAAGTTCTTCGATATCTCAATGCTTCGTGCTGGACTGAA